GTACAGGTCGATCAGGTTGCCGCGCCGGCAGAAATCGCGGGGGATGCCGCGGGCAGAGACGCGGACCTGATGCTGTCGGATCCACTCCAGCGTCTGGGGCGTCAGGGGCTTGTCCAGCCTGCCGTCGACCGTGGGGACGATCGCGTCCAGCTCCCTCATGCCCGAAGGCGCGAGGATGTACGACGTGCCGGCGACGATGGCGACGTCGGACGATGTCCTCATGTCGCTCCACCTGGCCATGCCGCTGATCGCCTTCAGTGCCCCGTCGATGTACTCCTCCAGCGTGGCCATCGTCTCGGCCCGCTTGAGCCTGACGTTAAGCGCCGCAACGATCTTCTGTCTGGTAATCGCCATGTTCATGCTCCAGGAAACTCCATCGGACGCTGGTCAGGTAAAGGAGGAAGAGGAAACCCTGACCAGCGCCGACGGGAGATAGCTACTTGATCGCGTCCAGGTCCAGGTACGTCACCATGACCGTCCACTTGCCGGCCGTCATGGTCGACCAGTTGGCCCCGGGCGTAGCCGCGACGTACACGTTGCCGGCCGAGGTGGAGATCGCGCCGAAGGGAGCGCCCGCGGCCGCCCCGCTGACGGCCGCCCCGGCCGCGTAGATCGTCGCGGAGCTGGCGTACTCGTTGCCGCTGGAGCTGGACCCAAGCTCTGCCGCCAGAGTGGTCGCGCCGCCAGAGAACACGGCCGCGTCTGTGTTGATGATCGTGACGTCAAGGACGCGGGCCCTGGCCGGCACTATCGCGCCGCAGTTGATGACCTGCTCGGTCGTGTTGGCCGCCGTGGTGAAGGCGAAGTCCTGCCCGGTGACGCCCACGCCGCCGATCGTCACCCGCTTGGTCTTCACCGCGCCGTAGAGTTGGTAGCCCTTGCGGTCGACCGTTGTCATCTGCTTTGGGATCGTCAGCGTGTGGTTGCTGATGTTCTGACTGAGCCGGGTCACTACCTGGCCGGTGACGTTGTTCTTGACCGAGATGTTGAACGCGGACGAGTAGGCGTAGAACTTGAAGACGCCGTCGGTCCGGGCGGTGATGGTCGAGCCTATAGCCGTGCCGTTCGACGTGGAGTAAACGGTCGCCGCGGCGTCGGCCGTGGTTGTCACCGTCATGGTACAGGAGTCGGTCACGACGTTGCCGGTCTCGTCGACGACGTTGAACTGCCACTGATTAAGGCCGATGTCGGCGTAGGAGACGGTCCACAGGGCCGCCACTACCACGCAGACGACGAGGGACAAGAGGGAGAGACGCTTAAAGCTCATGATCTTTTCCTTTGGAAGGAGGAGATTCTTTTAGGATTGCCCGGCCAGGTACACGCACCTGGCCGGGCTCCGGGAAACAACATGCTGCTGGGGGACCATATTGCTGGTGTCAACAAAATGGTCCCGAGACGTTACTAATCGGCCTGGACGCAGGTGTCGACGACGATGACGCCGTAGTCCTCGGAATTGAACACGGGCTTGCCGACGGCCATGATGACGCCCAGGGCAATGCCCCATTCGTCCCCGTAGTCGAATTCCTTGGTCTTGGAATACGGCAGCTTGCCGTAGCCGTGTACGCAGGCCTGAGCGCCGCAGAACAGGGCGCGGGCCGCGGTCGTGCCGTTGGGCAGTGCGTCGGCCGCGTCGAACAGCTCGGCCGCTGTCGCCCCGCCTGCACCCGTGCGGACGTGGATCCGCTCGACCTCGTGAAGGATCACGTTGTCGTAGATGCCCAGTGCCCCGGTGAAGATCGGGTTAGTGGGCCCGCGGGTGGCCGCCAGCTGCGCGGCGTCCTTGAACTCGTCGGTCGCCTTGAAGGCCTTGGCCTGCAGGGGATGGATGAACATCACATAGAAGGCCTCGCCGTTGATCATGATCGGGCGGACGATCGGCTCGGTCCGCTTGGCCTTTCGCTTCACGGCCGAGATCACCGCCGGGCCAAACAGGGTCGCGGCGATGTTGGCCTGCAGCATCTCGGCGTCGGTGTTGCCGGCGTAGTGGGTGATCACGCCCGCGGCGGTCTGGCCGCCGGTCCACTTGCGGTTGGTGGTCGGGACGGACGCGGCGATGTTGGCGTCGGCCGATGCCACGCCAGACAGGGCCGCGATCGTGTAGCCGTCGATCTTGGCGGCCAGCCACTCCTCCAGCGCGGGCTGGGCCTGCATCTTGGCTTCGAAGACGACGCGACGGTCCGACAGCTCGCCCTCGGACCGCACGGCGTGGCGGGTCTTGAAGAGGGTCATCGAGTAGTCGTAGAACGTCAGGGCCTCCTCGTTGCCTTCCAGGTCGTTGTCGCCCTGGACGCCCTGGCTGGTCAGGGGCGCACGCATCGGGAAGGTGATGCGGTCGCCCTTGTCCTTGGAGAAGTCGCCGCGGAGCTGGATCACGGCGTCCGGGGACGTCGAGATGTCGACGCCCTTGGGCAGCCGCTCGTTCTTGCCGATGAACTTGCTGAAGTACGTCCCGAATCGGGCGTACTGGAAAAACGCCGCACTCCACAGCTTCTGAGTAAGGGCGTGTCCGGTTGCAAATGCTGTCTTGGCCATTTTTGGCACTCCATTGCTACGTTGTCAGTTTCCATCCTGACGCCTTGCGTCCCACTATGGGCCGCTAGTACAGGCGTCGGGGCGGTGCATCCATGTCCTCGCGCAGTGCGTTCAGCTCTGCCTGCTCCAGTGCCCCCTGCAGTTTGCCGGCGGGCTGGGAGATCAGGCTCAAGATGTCGCTGTAGTCGGAGGAGGACGAAGGCGAGGACTGTCCTCCCACCGCCGGCCGACCAAGCCGGTCGATGAAACTCTCGTTTGCGACCGACGTCGATCGCTGGGCCAGGTCAGGGACCAGCTTGACGGCGGTGTCGTAGATGGCCTGGGCGACGTCTTCCTGCTGGCGAAGGTCCTGCAGGAGCCCGGGGAACTTCTGGGCGAGGTACGCCACGCCGGTAGTGATTACCGTGTCGGCGTCAAGGCCCTGCGGTACGTTGCGGCCGCCCTTGGGGAACTTCTGGCGAAGCCGCTCCATTGAGGCGTTTTCCCGCTGGACCTGCGAGGCCTGCTTCTCGGTCTGCTGCTTCTGCTCGCGCTTCTTCTCGCGCATCTCAAACAGCAGCATGTTCTCCCGGGCGGTCAGGAGGGCGTCCGGATCGTCCTGGATCTTCTTGAGCAGTGCCTGCTCGGCCTCGTTCTCCTGGGGCTTGGCCTGGCCCTGCCCCTGCTGCATCTGCAGGAGCATCTGCTGGGTCTGCTGGTTGTTGGCCCGGAGGGTCCGGACCTCTTCCATCAGCCCGGCGAATGCAGGCGTCTGGGCTACCACGTCGTGCGGGATCTTTGAGGGGTCGACGTTGGACCATTCCCCAGCCTGTCCGTTGCCGGCGGGCTGTCCATCCTGTCCATCGTCTTGTCCCTGATCCTGGCCATCGTTCTGCAGATCGTTCATCACTGTCTCCTGTCCCGATCGTGACGGGCTCGGGCTGCCCGATACTGGCCGATTGACGCCCGGCCAGCGGCGAATCGTCGCAATGCCCGCGACGTGGGCTTGCCTGGCCTTACGCGGGCCCGGCTGGTAACTGTCCCTGTTGCGGCATGGGCTGACCCTGGGGCATGGCCGCCTGGGCCTGCGCCTGCTGGTCCTGCTTCATCTCCGCGATGATCTCGTCCTTGTCCGGAAGGTTCGACGCCCCGATGATCCGCTCGGGTCTGATCGGCAGCCCTTCCTTGGCCGCATCCAATAGCTGCTGGAAGTGTTCCATCCTCATCGTCGGACTGCTTGAACTCTCGGTGACCGTGACGCTGTAGCGGCCATGCTGCCAGGCCCGCATGGGCGTCAGGTCGACGACCGGCTGGCCGTCTGGTCCCTCGACCATGAACGACTGGAGGCTGGCCTCCTCGATCACGGCCTCGATCTCTTCGTCGCTGTAGACGTCGGTGTTGCGGATCATCTCCCAGACGAACCGGCCCAGCGATCTCTTGGTCCTTTTGAAGTTGTCGAAGATCTGCTCGATCACGGTCAGGCCGGCGGACTGCCTGATCATCCGGGCCTTGCCTGATTCGGTCTGCTCTGGCTGGATCCCCATCATGTCGGGATTGACGCCAGAGATCTCCTTCATGTCCTTGCCCGCCTGCATCGACTGGTTGAAGTGGCCGGCGTCCAGCGGGTTCGGCATGATCTTCTCGGCCGTGCCCCCGCACTTGGACAGGTCCAGGACGAACCCAGGCTTTGACCCGTTGCGGCGGATGTAGTCGTCGTAGCTGTTGACGGGCTTCCCGATCTTCCAGCCGCTGTTGGCGGTCTGGTTGATGTTGTGCAGCGACTGCGATCGGTTCTTGTTCAGCTCGCGTTGCGGGTCCTTCAGGTTGTCGACGCAGCCGAAGAGGTAGCCGTCCGCGAAGTACGGGCAGAAGCGGAAATAGGGGAACTCGTTGAAGCCCTTCAGGGGGTCCTCTTCCTCCTCCAGTATCTTGGCCCCGCACGTCACCGACTTGTAGAGGATCTGCCGCGGGATCTCCAGCATGCGGAACTCGTCAGCCCGGCCGCTCTTGTCCAGTTGCTCCCTGACAAGCTGCAGCTCCTGGCGGGTCAGCCGCTTTGATCTGAGGGTCGGCCGGTGGATCAGGTGGACGTCCTTTGACCATCGCTTATACCAGCACTCTTTGAGCCGGTACTGTCGCTTCTTTTTGGTGCCGTCGGCGCGGGTGGATGTTGCATCCTCGCCCCAGACGTCGCCGTCGACCTCGTCCATCGTCTCGCCCTCCCACTCGGGCTCGTCCGTCGCCTCGTCCAGCTCGTCAAGGCGGACCCGATACTGCAGCTCCAGCTGGTCCGTGTTCATCCAGAATGAACGGAAGATGTATTGACCCTTGCCCACGTCGTAATGCTTGTTGGCCTGGTCTTCCAGGATGTCAAAGGGCGAGGCCTTGCGGACGACCAGGTCGCCGTTGAGCATGTCGTCGTCGAATGACCGCTCGACGTAGCCCCAGCCCTTGCCAGAGATGCAGCCGTCAAGGAAGACGTCGGACAACTCGAAGTCGCCGTCGCACATATCCATCGTGTGCTTCAATAGCTGGTTGCCCAGGTCGGCCACGGCGACAGAGCCCCCACGCCGGGGAGCCAGCCTGATCTCGCTGCGGTTCTGACGCTCGTATCCGCTGATCATGTTGACGATGCCCAGGATATGGTTGATCGTCAGCGCGGGTCGGCCGGTCCTTGTCAGCTCTGCCAGGACCTTTGGGTCCCACTGCTGCAGGCCGGTGTAGAAACGATATGCGTCGATCGCACGGATCCGCCACTCGGTATCGACCTCCATCGCCCCGGTGAACCAGTCCTTCTGTTCATCGACGATGGTGGTCTCGGCGCGGTTGCTCTGTCGCTTGGCCATGTGCTTACCTCTTTACAGTGCCTTGGTCTCGGTCCAACGCAGATCCTTGGTGCCCGGGACATGCGTCTGCTGGGGCTTCGCCTCGGGCGAACGCTTCACGGCAGGCTCGGGGAAGTCTTCGTCTTCGTCGGCCTGTGCGGCCGGCTCTTCGTCGGCGGTCTCGGCCGGCAGGGCCTCGATGTCCCGTAGGTCGCTGATCCGCTTCAGCTCGTCGCCGTTGGCGTCGACTCTCGGCGTCCCGTCCTTCTTCAGGTTCCGCTTGACCAGCTTGTCCAGTTCGGTCTTCTGCTCTTCGTTCAACATCGCTTGATCCTTTCCTTTCGCTATGAAGCCATCGCGTCGACGACGTTGTCGGCGCTCTTATCATCCTCGCCCCATCGGTCGCGCCTCTTGCGGGCCCGCTCGGTCTGGGCGTACTCCAGCCCCTCAAGGCCCATGACGTAGCAGTCCGCCCGGTCGGGCGAACGGCCAAGCGTCCCCTTGATCTCCTTCTTGTCCTGGATCAGGTATCGGCCGCCCGGCAGCGTGTACTTTGGTGTGCAGAGCTGGCCTATCAGGATGTTGTCGTCGACGTTGAGGGAGACCTGGCCGTCGGCCAGCTTGTCGGCCGCCTTCACCCAGATCTCGGCCCGGCGGTTGACGTATCGGGCGACGTTCTCGGCGTTCTCGGCCGCGTTGATCCCGATCGCGTTGGCCCCCATCTCCTGCAGGCGGTCCAGCATGGGCCCGCCGATCCCGCAAGAGTCGATGACGATCAGGGGCTTGTCGTTCTGCGTGTACTCGACGAAGAGCAGGTTCACCGTGTGTGCCGTGTCCTTCTGTCCGTAGATCCATTGCTTGACGATGTTGGTCTCTTCCATCAGGTAGATGACCGTCTCGTCGTCGCCAAACCTGGCGGGGTCACAGACCAGAACACGGCGCACGTCGGCATGATGAAAACGCTGCTTCTGGGCGTTGCGGATCCAAGCCTCTTTGATCAGCTGGTCGTTGCCCTCAAAGCTGTCCCAGTTTCCGCCAAGGTAAGCAGACAGAAGCTCGGGCCGGTGCCTGAATGCGAACTGTAGCGTCTTGACGTACTCCTCGCCCAGGTAGGGGTTGTCATTGGGCAGGGCCCGGATGAAGACCTGCTCCTTGGTCGGGGCGGATATGAACTCGTCGCGCAGCCAGCAGCGGGCGGGGTTCGCCGTGTAGAGCGTCATGTAGTGTGGCTTGCGCCGGTCCTCTGGCTTCAGGTCGGCGGGATCGGTGGGGTCGGGGATGATCAGGCGCATCGCGCCGCGAAGGACGTCGACCTCGGCCGGGACGGTCTCCTCGGCCTGGTCGATGAATACGAAGGCGAACTCGGCCGAGTTGAACTTCTCGCGGATCGTCTCGCCCTGGGGGACGTCAAGGCCGCCGAACTGGATCTTGACGGTGTTGTGGACGACGATCTCCTGGACCTGCTCGCGGATGTAGTAGGCGTCCTTGGGGATGAACCGCTTCCAGGTCTCCAGCGTGGTCGCCCGGAAGTCGACGCCCTTCTTGCGGCCCATGAACCCGACCTTGATCGGGTTGTCGGACGGCTTGAGGTGGAACTCCCTGATCAGCTCCAGACACCGGCAGTAGACCCAGACGCAGCCAAGCACCGACTTGCCGCCGCCCTTGCCGCCGCCGTAGCCCACTTCCCGCATCTTTGGATCATGCAAGGCGTCCCACGCCAACGTCTGTTGGTGGGATAGCTCGACAGTGAATTGTGGGCGTCCTTGCCCCATCGTCGCAATCCTTTGCGGCCCGGTTAGAACTTCTTACTTGGCCGGCTTGGCTTGTGCCATAGGTACACGCTTGCCAGGCCGAGGACTATCAGCAGGAGGATCCACTTGAGGACGTACATCAGCAGCAGGTCCAGCAGGTTCAGCATTGTCAGCATTGTCCTTCCCCTTTGGCTTGGGTTCATACTTGGTGACGACGTTGAAGTCAAAGCCGCCGCCGTCTCCTGAGCCCTCGATCGTCTGCTTGTGCTTCCAGCGCTTGCCGTTTCGGTTGGTCAGCCAGATCACCTGGGCCGTCACGTTGGGCGGGAGGTGCTTTGTCGTCACGCTCTTCAGTATCCGCTTGCCGGCCTGCGTGACGTCGAAGGTCTTCTCGTCGAAGTCGTAGCCCATCGCCCGGGCCAGCAGCTTCTGCTCGACGACGCCGGTGTCGAATATCTCCTTGCCGGCCAGCAACTGGGCGCGAAACGTGGGATGCTGCTTCTTCCAGGAGTTGACCGTCGCCCGCGAGACGCCAAGGACAAGGGCCAGCTGGCGATCGTCAGCGCCGAACTGCCGGCAGACCTCATAGGCGATCTCGTCCGTCTTGGGCGAGTAGGCCGTCTTGCGGCCGGGCTTGTCGGGTTGTGCGGGCTTCTTTGCCATTTAGACCGCGGGCTCCTGCATGAGCTGGGCCTGCATCGCATCCTCGGCCGCAAGCGAGGCCTGGGCGTCTGCAACCTGTTGGACGAGAAAGGCGCGATTCCCGGCGACCTGCTCGGGGCTCTGCCGGTCGATCTCGCCGCCGTCCATGTCACGCCACACGCGGCCGCCGTCCTGTGTCCTCTTGATCTCGTATCCGTCGATGAACATTTAGAGGCTCCTTACCGGCTTGACCATCTTCGCCGCGGCCGTCTTGCTGGTCGACGCGCCCGTGCTGTTGGTCGACAGCATGGTCCACGCGCTGGTAGGCGTCGGCTTGTAGGTCGTTGACGTCCAGTAGGTCGTACTGGAGGTGCCAGCGGCCGACCCGTCGCCCGGAACGATCTCGGTAAACCATGACGGGCTTGTCTTCTCGGCCGACATCAGCGTGTCCATCTCCGAGACGTTGGGCATACGCCAGTCGGAGAACCCGCCGTAGACAAGGCCCTCGCAACTGACAAGGCACTGCTGCCACAGCTCGGTATAGACAAACGACCCGCCGATCGCCCCGGTGTCAGCTCCAGTCACCACAACCCACCACGCTGGATCAGTGACGACGTGGTTGATGTTGTGGTCCTGCAGGCTGACGTAGGTGGTCAGGCCGTCCACGCTGTCGACCGTCACGCCGCGGGCGTACTCGGTGGCTGCGGACCAAAGCCCCTCGTTGTCCTGGCTTGGGACGTACTTGCAGCCATTGGCGCAGCCCGGGATGATCGTAGAGATCTCGTCGACCCACATCAGGTTGGTCCCACGATCGACGAAGATGTTGGGATGGGTGAAGACAAAGCGGGGGACGATAAGAGATCCGGCCTGCGTCAGACCGTCGTCTGGGACGCCGCCAGAGGCCCGGGCCGTCGTCTGGCCTGTCTTGGTCAGCTGGTTTGGCAGGTGCAGGAAGTGGCTCATGATGCTCCTTACCACGCCGAGGCGTAGATGCCGCCCAGGTTGGAGCCGTTGGCGACCCGCTTTACCTGCAGCTTGCGGCCGTTGAGGTCGATCCCGTCCAGGATGATGCCCACGGCCGGCAGGCGGTTCCACACGACGCCGTCGTCGGACCAGAAGCCCGCGATCCCGCCTTCGTTGTGAATGACCAGGTGTGTCGTCTGAGTGCCGGCCGGGACGCTCATGACGTCGACGGCCGCGTCGGCCACGGTGGCCTTGGCTGCCTCGCCTGAACTTACACGGCTTGGACCTGCTGCTGCAATCGCTTCTAG